GTCACCGCTCATCGTATCGCCCGCCTTGGCGACCCGCGTGCTCAGCCCGGCCGGCGTGAACAGATCCGTGGTGGTGTCGATCGTCCCGAGCGGGACCCAGTCCGTCCCGTCATAGACCAGCAGCGTCCATTCCGAGGCGGAGGGAGAATTGTCGTCGACCCAGAGCATCCCGGCCGTCGGTGCCGGCGGTGCAGTCGGCCCCTTGTTGCTGCTGGCGAGGGCGGCGAGTGCCGCGTTGATGTCCGCCCGCACGGCGGCACCGGACCCGTTCGCGATGGACAGATCATGCTGGGCCATCAGACCACCTCATCGGCCGAGACAGAGAGCTCGGAGACATGCATGTTGAACGCCGCATCGCTGCTGCGGAGCTGCGCGCGAAAGGCGAGGCCGCGGGCGGTGACCTCGGCACTATCGAGCCGCCGCCAGTCGGACCAGGCCGGCGCGGGGGCGGCGGGATTGTCGGCGGTGGTGCGCAGCTCAACCCAGGCATCCGCCTCACCGCCGAACACGCCGTCGATCGATCCCCAGGCATCGAAGGGTTCGGTCCGCGCATCCCACTGGTCGGCGCTGTCATCGACGATGGCGCGCAGATGCGAGGTCAGGCGCACCCCGCGGACGGTGCCCAGGTCGATCCCACCCAGGAAGTCGTAGCTGCCCGCCGGCAGGAACCCGCCCAGCCGATCGAGACTGTCGATCGCATCGAAATCGGGCACCGGATCGACCAGCCCTGCCCCGTCGAGCCGCAGCGTGCCATCAAGCGCGATGGTGCCGGCCTTTGCCCCGGCAAAGCCCGGGTGCTGCGGCAGGCTGGCGACATTGGCATAGGCCAGCGCGCTGCCCTGCGCTGCGCCGATGCTGGAGGCAGGGCCATAGATGCCCGAGGCATCGACCGCGCGGATGAAGTAGGTGCCCGGCTTGAGCGGCAGGACGGTGCTGGACTGCTCGCCGGCGATCGCATCGCCGATGCTGGTCGCACCGGCCCAGGTCGGTGCGGCCGTCTCGGGCGTATGGCGGATCTCAAACCGCCCGCCGACGCGGACATCGATGTCCGGGCTGCGATCCCAGCGCAGGAACGCCAGCCCACCGATGGTCGCCAGCGACAGGCCGGTCACCGCTGCCGGCGGCTCGGCGGCCAGCGCGCCGATCGCCGCCTGCAGGCTGGCCCAGGCGCCCTTGCCGACGGCGGTCACCGCGCGGACGCGGAACTCGACCACTCCGGCGGCGAGGTCGAGCACCTCCCCGGGCGGTGCGGTCACCGCCGGCGCGGGCCGCCAGGCGGTCGCCCCCGCCGGACGGAACTCCACATCGTAGCCGATGACGAAGGGCGTGGCCGGCGGCAGCCAGGACAGGATCGCCTTGGTCCGCACCCCGGCCCCATCACGGGTGACGTACAGCGCCTCGGTCAGGCCGAGCCCCGCCGGTGCCGGCGTGCGAAAGGGATCAACCAGGGTGGTGTCGGGCACCTCCGGTGCCGCCTGCTCCTCATCAAAGCGCCAAGCATAGGAGGCGACCTGCTCCTCCTGCAGCGTCAGGGTGATCAGCCCGGTCTCGGCGCTGAACGCCCAGGCGATGATCCGGAACGGTTTTGCCGCCCAGCCGAGATCCTCCAGCGTGACCGCGACGGTCTGCCAGACGCTCAGATCAAGGTTCAGGTACTTTGCCGCGACACGGATGGTCACACCCTGCCGGGCGCGCAGCAGAAGCTGCTTTGCCAGGCGGCGGGCGCGGATCGGATCGAGCACCCAGGGCAGCTCGAGCTCGCGCCAGATCGTCTCGCCATCCTCGGCAATGAAGGGCGCCCATTCCAGCGGCGGGAAGGACGCGGCCTGCCAATAGGCGGCGGGACTGACAAAATTGCCGCGGACGGCGTTGAACAGCTCCCGCCGCGGCGGGCGGGTGATGACCTCGACGTCCGAGGCGAGATCGCCCGCGGTCAGCGTGACCGCCGGCGCCTCATAGGCCCCGCCATGCAGCCGGTATTTTCCGGCGACATAGACCAGCGCCCCGCCCCCGGCAGCGAGCATCTCCTCCAGCACGTCGATCGGCTGGCGGTCGAGGGTAAAGCTGCCGTTCAGCACGTAGCGGCGCTGGGTCTGCCCGCCCTCGTCGATCTGCACCGCCTCGTCGGCGAGGTTGGCGGCGGCGATCAGCGCCGGGAGGTCGATCTCATCCTCGGCGGCAGCGAGGCCATGCTCGCCGCGGAGATAGTCGTGGATGATCAGCGCCCAATTGGTGCTGTAGCCACGCAGCCCGGTGCGCGGGTCGAGGATGTCGGCCTTGCCGCGGAGTTCGGCGGAGACCGAGGGGACGCCCGATTGGAACAGGTCGGGGTCGTATTCCATCCGGACAAAGAGATAGGCGATGCCGGCGAGGCGGTCGGCGGCCGACCAGCCATCGGGGGATTCCGCCACCAGGTCGGGATCGGCGCTGGTCTGGGTGCCGAGATAGCGGCGGATCCGCAGCTTGCCGGCGAACCGGCCAGCGATGACATGGCCGGCGGAATCCATCTCGGCGGCGCTGACCGGGTGCTCGCCGATCCAGACGCGGTCGATCGCCTGGACCGGATGATCTGCGAGCGGGATGACAAGCAGCAGGTATTGGCGTTTGTCGCCGGTGCTGGCGGCGTAGATGAGCGGGCCCGAGACGCGGGCCTGGCCGTAGACGATGCGGCGCGGGGCCATTTCGGAGCGGATCGTGCGTTTCGCGTCCGCGGCGGCGCTGGCCGAGGCGCCGGCGGAGGCATCGGCGCGGCGCTTGCCGGGGTTGGACATGCTGGCGATGAGGGCATTGCCGGCATACGCGACGACGGCGCCGGCGACGGCGCCGACGGCAGCGGTGAAGGCAGCAAAGCCGGCGGTGCCGAGGAAGGTCGCGAAGGCGGTCCCACCCAGCAGGGCGGCGGTGCCGGCAGACGCCGCCGCGGTCGCGACGGCCGCGACCACGGCGATGATGACCTGCGGCATGGATTTAGATCGCCCAGGCGATGACGGCGCGGCGGAGGGGGACCTGGACCAGGCGCTGCGCGCCGGGCGCGATGACGGTCGGGCCGAGGACGATGCCGGTGACGAGGAGGTTGCCGACGGTGACCATGGCCCAGTCTCCCCGCTGCGCCAGCGCGACCGGGCATTCCGGCGCACCGTGTAAGGCCATCAGCTGTCGCAGGAAGGGCAGCAGGCCGGCGGGGCCGACCAGCGCCTCGCCCGAGGCCTCGCAGCTGTAGCGCCCGCGATAGGCGGCGATGGGATCGCGGCCGGTGATCAGCAGGGCGGCGTCGGCGGCGAGGGTCACGCAGTCATGCACGCCCCACTCGAAGTCCCGCGTGGCGCGTTCGGCCAGGAAGGCGGCGAGGTCCTCGGGCCAGCCGATGCGGCGCGGCCAGGGTGGTGTTGGACGCACCACGCCTACCCCCACCCCTGCAGCCACCCTCACTGAAAGAACGACCGCGCTGGCCAGATGATCTCTTTCTCGGTCGTCGCCGGCAGAAAGCGAAAGGCGCCATCCGCCGGGTCGCGCCGGCGCTGGTCGGCATCCGTGTAGCGCCGGATCTTTGGGCGCTCCCAATCGGTCAGCCGGTTCTCCAGTTTCACCGTCACCTCGGCCGTGGTGCCGAGGGTGATGTCCATCTGGTCCATGCGGCCGCGAAAGATGACCATCGGATCGGCGACCGGCCGCCAGCTGGTCGGGTCGAGCATGACCTCCCAGATCGTTCCCTTGCGGCCCTGATAGGCCTGGCCGAGGGCAAGCGCGATGGCATCGCGCGGCACGCCGGTGATGCCGACCGTCATGCCGTAGGAGCGGAGTTCGATCCCCTCCTCGGCGGCGCTGATCGTGCCGAGGGCGCCGACGCCGAGGAAGGTTTCGCCGGCGATGAGGATATCGGCGGGGGAGGAATTCCAGCGGGCGATGCCGGCGGGGAAGTCGAGCGCGACGGCGACCGAGCGCAGCACGGTCTCGCCGCTGGCGGCGCTGCGGGCGGCGGGGGTGAGGCCACGGCTCATATCAGCGCCTCCAGCATGGTGAGGGTGACGGCGCCGAGCATTGGCGGGCGGATCGCGATTTCCGGTGCCTCATCGCTCGGCAGGCGGAACACGCCGGCAGGGGCGATGATCTCGACCGCGGCACCGTCCGCCGGGGCGCGGCGGATCGGCGGTGTGATCGGCAGGCTCACCGCACCACTGCCGTTCGCGGTCACATCCGCCGTGACCATGTGCAGCCGGCGCCGGCCGAGGGTGTCGTCAAAGGACAGCCAGTCGCCGGCGAGCATGGCCTGCGCGGCGGGCGCCCAGCCGGTCGTGGCGAGCAGCAACCCCGCTTGGCCTGCTCCTGCGACAACCGGCGTTCCCGCGCCCAGGGCGCGCCGTGGGGCCCAGGCGCTGGGGGAGTAGAGGAACCGTCCCGCCCCGCCGCGCAGGCTGGCCAGGAAGGCCGCCAGGCGCCGCGTGTCGGCCGCCTCCAGCGTCTCCCAGGAGACGGTCAGCTCCCACACCGCGCCCGGCATCTCCAGGGTCTGCACCGTCCCGTCGAGCGGGCTGCGATGCGACTGGGTGTTGCCGCGCAGGCGATAGGCGGCGCGCGAGGCGCCGCGAATGGTGGGAAAGGCGAGCAGGCTCACGCGCGGCGTCCCACGGTCTTGGCGACGGCCCCGCCGCGATTGATCTGCGCCAGCAGGCGGGCATTGGCCTGCTCCATGCCGATCGCGACCGCAGCGCGGATCTTTTGGTCCACGCCAGCATCGGCACCGCGGGCGTCGACGGTGATGTGCTGCACCACGCTGGTGCCGCCCCCGCCCATGCCGCGTAGACTCTCGGTGGGGAGGATCTGGCCGGGCACGGTCGGGATGAAGGGCTCGGGCCCGCGCTCGCCGACCAGGTACCAGCTGCCGAGGGCGACCGGCCCGCCGGCGGCACGCGGGCCGCCGAAGCTCAGGTTGGGATTGCCGCCGCCGGCGGGGACGCTGCCACCGCCTGCACCGCCAAACAGCCCTGAGAAGAACGAGCCAAACACATTGCCGAGGTTCAGCCCGCCGACCGCATTGGCCAGCGGCTCGGTGATGGCGCGGCGGACGATGATGCGGGCGAGGTCGCTCTCGATGCCTTTCAGCACGGTGCGCAGGCTCTCGCCCTTGACGATCGCGTCCTCGAAGGCGGAGGCGAAGGTGAGGCCCAGCTCGCGGGCCACCTCCGAGGTGGTGGCCGAGGCCGCAGCCAGTCGCTCCTCGGCGCGGCGGAGTTCCTCGGCGGCCGCCTGCGCCTCGCGCGCGATGGTCTCGTCTGGGATCGGGGTCAGCCCGGCGCGCCGCCCCGCGGGGCTGTTCGCGGCGCGCTCGACCCGCTCGGCCAGCGCAGCAAGGTCGGTCAGGCGCCGCTGGTACTGCTCGTAGGCGGTCTCATTGCCCTCGACGAGGCGCTGGCGGTCGCGCAGCAGCTCATTGAGGTCGCGCTCGGCATCGCGCGCCTGCCGCGCTGTCCCGTCCAGCCGGCGCAGTGCCTCGCTGCGATCATTGGTCGCCAACGCCTCGAGCCGCTGACGTTCCGCCGCGTCGATCGCGCCGGCCTCGGCGGCCTGGCGGATGCGGCGCATCCGGGTCTCGTATTCCTGGTTGACCCGAAAGCGGTCATCCAGGCTGCGACGAAGATCCTCGGCCTCCTCCACGCCGCGGCGGCGGCGCGCCTCGGCGGCACGCTGGCCGGCCTGCTCCTGCTCCTCGAGGCGGCGCAGGACGGAGGCGCGCTCGGCCTCCTCCACCTCCGCGAGCAAGCCAAAGTATTGCTGGCGGAGCTCGGCGAGCTGGCCCGCACGGTCGACGCCAGCCTGCTGCTGCGCGGTGCCGACCAGGCCGGGGCGCAGGCTGCCGCGGCGCACCGGAGCGGAGATGGCCGGACCGGTGCCCTGCGCCTCGAGCCGGGCAATCTGGTCGCCGAGCGCCTGCAGCTGCTGGCGCTGCTCGACGAGGCGTTCGCCATCGGTGAGCAGGCCGACACCTTGGCGGGCGGCGTCGAGGGCGCGGGCGGCGCCGGAGAGGGCACGGGCCAGCGTGTTTGACAGGCCGATCGCCTGGTCGAGGCGGGCGAGGAACTGATCGGCGGCGGCAGAGAGTTGGCCATAGGCGCGGCTGACTGTGAGCGGGGCGCGCTCGAACTCGGTGTTGACCCGCTCGACGGCGCGCAGCAGCGCGGGGAATACGACGTCCGCGGTGAGCTTGCCCTCGGAGCCGAGCTTGCGGAGTTCGCCGATGGAGACGCCGAGTTCGCGGGCGAGGCCCTGGGCGAGCGTCGGCAGGCCTTCGAGGATGGAGCGGAGCTCGTCGCCCTGCAGCACGCCCGAGGCCAGCGCCTGAGCCAGCTGCAGGGTGCTGCCCTGGATCTCCGCGCCACCGGCGCCCGACGCGATGGCGATGCGCTGCAGCCCGGCGACGAGGCGGAGCACCTGGTCGTTGGTGGCACCGATCTCGCGCGCGGCGATGGCAAAGCGTTGGAAGGCGTCGACGCTCTCGGCGACGGCCACGCCGGTCTGCAGGGCGTCGCGGTAGAGCGCGGCATAGACCTCGCTGGCGCGCTGGACGGAGCCGACCGCAGTGGCGAGGCGGCCCATGCTGGTGGTGAGCGCATCGCCGGCGAGGACCACCTGGCGCAGGCCGGCGACGACGCTGCCGAAGGCGATGCTGCCGGCGGCGACGTCGATCAGCCGGAGGGCGAGCGAGGCGCGGTCGGCACTGTCGCGGATCTGCTCCATGGCGCGCTGGCCGGACTGGCCGACGCTGCGCAGCTCGGTTTTGACGCGGGCGGCGTCGTCCAGGGACAGGCGGACGGAGACGCGGCGGGTGGCGTCAGCCATGGAGCCGCCCTCCAACAATCAATTTCGTTTATTGCGTTCAATACGAATATTGCGTATATACGAGCAGAGAGGAATTTCTGGAGGGCCCCATGCTCGCTCTGCTCGACCAGGCCGAGCCCATCGTCGCCGACGAGGCCGAGGCCGCCATCGCCAAGACCGCCGCCGCCAGCCTGGCCCCTGCCGCGAGAGCGGGTCAGGGCGTGCAGTTGGTACTGCGCGAGCAGCCCAACGTGGTCGTTCCCCTACCGGCACGCGCGGTCGAGGTCGTGCTCACCGTGCTCAGCGCCATGGCTGAGCGGCGGCCCATCTCGGTCATCCCCCACGAGGCCGAGCTCACCACCCAGCAGGCCGCTGACTACCTCAACGTGTCGCGGCCATTCCTCATCAACCTGATCGACCGGGGCGAGATCCCGCACCGGATGGTGGGGCGGCATCGGCGTGTGCGGTTCGCAGATCTATTGGCATACGAGCGCACCTCTGCCGAGAAGCGGAAGCAGGCACTGGCGGAGATGGCCGCGGAGGCGCGCCGGCTGGAACTGGACTGAGGCGTGATCTCGACCTTCACGGCATTCTTCGACGCGAACGTCTTCTATGGGGCACGCCAGCGTAGCCTCGTACTCTTCCTCGCCCAGACGAAGCTATTCCGGGCAAGGTGGAGCGACCGAGTGCATGATGAATGGATCCGAAATCTGCTGCAGAAGCGGCCGGATCTTCAGTCTGCTGATCTCGCGCGAACGCGCCAGCTGATGGACGCGTCAGTCCTGGACGCGCTGGTCACGGGCTTCGAGCCCCTCATCGACGCGATGGTCCTGCCTGATCCTGACGACCGCCATGTCCTCGCCGCGGCGGTGGTCTGCAAGGCGAGTTGCATAGTTACGTTCAACGTCTCCGACTTCCCGCCGGACCGCCTGGCGCCCTATGGCCTGCACGCCGTGCACCCGGACGACTTCCTCCTCGACGTCGAGAGCATCGATCCGGCGGCCTTCGCCGATGCGGTGCGGGAGGACCTGGATCACTACCGCGCCCCGCCGCTCGAGCTCCCCGAGTACCTCATCGCGCTCCGCAAGGCTGGCGTTCCGCATATCGCGGAACAGATCGGCAGGCTTGCCCCGATCCTGGAGCGTCGACCAAGCGACCGGCCGACGGATTAGGTAGCAGGACTCGTCGGGCTGCGCTCAGCGCTGCCCTCGGCCATGCCGGCGCGGATAGCGAGTAGCAGTTCGGCGGCGGCCCAGCCGGTGGCGCCCATCTCGCGCGCGGCGGCGAGCGCGCCCGCGGTGTCGAGGGTCAGGCCGGACATCGTCACCTCGGCGCAGGCCACACCTGCAGACCAGCAGGCGTGCCCCTCGATCGTCGCGGGGGCGTTCGCGGCGTAGGGGCAGGCGTCGGCGCAGTCGCGCTCCAGCGCAGCACAGCCGCGGCAGTATTCGGGCCCGCGGCCGAAATGCCAGGCGGCGCGAGCCCTCAGCCGTTTCCCTCGGCGGCCACGGCGGCGACGGGCACGGTGGCGCGGTCCCAGAAGGCGGCGGCGATGTCGTCGAGGTCCATCAGGCGCTCGACCGCCTCAGGGGAAAGCGGCAGCGGCGCGCCGGCAGCGTCGCCGACGCCTTCCCAGGCGGTCACGGCGTGGCGGGCGAGCGCCTTGACCAGGAAGGCGAAGGACAGGCCGCGCGACATGTCGGGGTCGAGGTCCGGGTCGGCGATGCGGATCGCGGCGAGGCGGCGCGCAGCGGCGGCCTGCGCGGCGGCCATCACCGCGGTTGTCACAGGTCTGATCTCCACGCGGACGCCGCGCGTCAGGTCGAGCCAGTACGGCTCAGCCGGGAGGTCGAGGTTCAGCATGCTGTCTCTCCAAATGGCGCGTGTATTGGCGAGGATCGCTGTCCCAAGCGGACCGAAGGCAGGGTGAGGTTTGAATTTCTGTCCCAACGCCTTCGCATATCCGCGTACCGTCTCGGCTATTCGGCAAAGACGACCGGGAGCAATCCATGTCGAAGGAAGGCGGCGGCGATTATCGGCAGCAGCTCGACCCACTGCTTGATATGGACCTACGTGATCCGGCCACACGGGCACGACACGAGGTGCCGAACGGATGGGGTGAAGCCGAGAAGGCTCGCCAAATTGCGGTTGAGAAGATCAACGGATGGCTGCGGGAACTTAAGGCCCGCGGCGTCAACTTCGCGCTGCCAGAATTCGACACGACCCTTGAAGCGCGAAGCATCCTGACTGGAAAGGGACAGACGCCCGTGGAGTGGCAGGCCACGAAATCGGGCGAGTACGGCGGTGAGCAAGGCGAATGGGTCGCCAAGATCGATTTTGACG